TTTGACTTCTTTGCGCCAACAAGTTCAAGAGTGATGCTATCTGCTTTGATTTCTAATCCTTGCTTTTGCGTTCCGTCTTTGGCGGTGTAGTTGGACTGTTTAAATGCGCCAGTAACCTGAACACGCTGACCCTTTGCGACTGAATCGGCAACGAGTTCTGCTTGCTTGCCAACAACTGAAACAGAGAACCAAGTAGTGATCCCATCTGCCCAATTACCTGCCTTATCCTTCTCACGCGGGGTATAAGCAAGAGAGAAGCGAGCGACACCAAATGAGCCGTTCTTTCCGTCATAGAATTTAATCTCGGGATCTGTTCCTACATTTCCGCTAACTGTTATCTGCGCCATGTGATGCCTCCAATTTGTTGTAATTGCCTTCGTTGTCTAACACTACTACCTCTGCATCGTGAAGATGTAAGGGGTATTTGGCGGGATCTGCCCATGAAGGAACCATCCAGCCTTTCACCGTAGCCAGTTCTGGGTTTAGGTGAATACTATTTGTGCCTAAGTTATGGCACTTGTGATGAACCGCGATCAGGTTGGCAACTTCATCCTTGCCCCCACGCGATTTGAGTTTTCTGTGATGCAGAGCGAAATCATCGCCGGGTAATCCACACGATTCGCAATAGCCTTTAGCGCGAGCCAATACTGTTTCAGCAATCTTCTTATCCACGCTTCACCTGCTCGTAGAAATAGAACGGCGCGGAGGTGTATGGGTCTTTGCTTGCTGCTATTTCCAATGCCTCTTCAAGAGTTGCTTCATGTGCCAGCGCGCCAAGAGCGAGGCTAGAACCCGATCCAATAGCGTAATGACCGCTACCGTCAAGGCTAATGGCAAAATCGTCAGCCAAATCAAACACTTCACCACCAACCGCGATAAGAAACGCGAATCTTGTTTCGTCATCTTTGTCATCCTCTAATTTGAAATCGTTATCTTTAAAACATTGCTTGATAGATGGAACTACCTTGGCGATCATAAAGTGATACAGGTCTTTTTTATCTGCTGCCGTTGGAGTTGGTGGAACCCAGATGTGCTGAGCAATATCGCAAGCAGAACTAAGTCCAGCGCCAGCGATCAAGTATTGACCGCGTTGAGTTATCTTTGCCATTTTGGGATGTGAATATTTGCGAACCGAGGTGACTTGGCTATCTGCGCCTATGACTACGCGATCTTCATATTGGATTGCCGCGATTGTGGTCATGGGCATACCTTACACTAGAAATAAAATAAGGGCGGGAGCGGAGAACTGGAGGTTTCTCTGCTCAACCGCCCTTGTGTCCTAGTGGAACGGCACTAGGAACTTTAGTACCAGTAATGGCTATGCCAGAACCGGAGAGCCTTGCAGGGCGAACCGTAGCGATCTCTCACATAGTTCAACCCTATTTGGATTTGCTTTTCAACAGTTGCTTTTGGGTTAAGCCCTAGCCGTTGCGGAATCCCGCCAGCATAGAATTTAATCCACTTGCCATCTATAAGCATTTTAACGGGCGTATGATTTTTAGCATCAGGCCGCCAGTTAGATTCATTCTGCCAAAGAGTTTGCAAGCATCCCCATTGAGTTGCCCATCCATAATTATTTAATTGTAGTTTTGCATATTGCTTTGCCGCCATTGGTGTTCGTTGTACGAACATCTGCTTTGGTGCTAATGCGTATGACGGGTTAGCGAGCGCGAGTCCTACCGCTAGTGCGGCTGCTAAAAGGAGTCGAGCCTGTAACCTCAGCGCGCGCCAATCTCTCCCCTGTCTAAGACTTCGATGGCGTTGCCTCCATTGATTGTAGTCTGCATTTCTGCATCCCCTTTCTTTGGTTGTGCGGTTATTGTAGTGCAGGTTGAGCAAGCGCGGTCAAATACAATCCATTCCCCGCATGATTTACACCTGCCTATATTCCATTCACTATTCATCGTCTAAAACTATCTTGATCTCATAGCCTTTTTCATAAGCATAATCAATAACTTCGTTAATTGGCATATCTTGAATCATCATCCAGCCAAGTTCTTCAATAGTAAGGGTTTTCGGCTTTTTCTGAATCCTTTTCATAGAACCAAATCATCCACTAATTCTTCAAGCATCTGAAGATCACCTGAGTTATCAAGGGTGCGATCAAAAACCCAATCATCCATAGCGGTTTCAGAACTATGCTCGTTGGTTGGATAAATACCTCTGCGATTTATGCGCCACACTTCCCCAAACATCCACTTGATTTCTTGGGCTTCGTCAGGGAATCGAACATCAGTCACTACAACTTTATCGCCAGCCTCAACATTGCCCAAAGCCATCTCAATCCACAACTGCGGATCAATGATGTTGCGACCTACCTCAGTACCCAATACCTGAAGCAAGCGCCGAACCTCTGGCATCTTCTTGGCTGCTTCCCACCCAAAATCATCAAAGTATTCTGAAAGGTGAAGCGGAAAATCTGCGCGTACTGCAATGATTGGATCAAGCGCAAACAAGCACTCCCTGATCTTGTCGGCAAACGCTACGCGCTTATAGCCGTGATGCTGAACGAGAATGTTGGCAACCGTATCTTTTCCGGACTGGGCGTACCCAGACAATCCAATAATCATTTGCAATCCTCACAATAATTAGGGGTTCGTAAATATTTGCTTGCGGTGTAATAGACCTTTGAGCAATGAACGCAACGCGCTTGCTTTAATTTAGTTCTGCGGCTTGACGGTGATCCTTGAGTGAGCCATACCCACATCAAGAACATCCCCGTTGCCATTCCAAGATAACCTAAAATCATTTGGCTTCCTCCAAGCATTGCTCGCAATCTTCTTTCATAAGCACCAAACAAAGGCAACCTTTTTCATCGCAGGTATTGCCATGCTCGTAACACACATCAGGGTTCATTAGTGACCTCCCCAACCTGTGCCGCGAAAGTGTGCTGGCGTTGCTTGGAACTGTTTGCTCATCTGCTGGTTACAGAGTGGGCAGTTAGGTATAGAGCCATCTTCAAAAGACTGATACATCTCAATCTGAGATTGATCTGCTTGGCAACGATATACATAAGTTGGCATTAGAAAAGTCCAATCTGTTCAATAGTTGAAACAACCCAAACAATGCAATCGTTTCCATTTTCATTCTTACGGGTTTTGCCGGAATCGTAGATCAAGTTTTCTTTGAGCAACTTGCCGCGAGTAGGGCGCAAAGTATCCCCACTCATTTTGAGAGCAAACTGCATTTCTTGATCTGTGGCTCCCTGATCCATGCGATCAACAAGAAACTGATACACACGGGCTTTGTGAGAACTCATGCGTGGCGCGGCTTTAACCTGCGCTTGGATAGATGTGGCTCTCATTTAACACCAAGAGCAATCTGCGCGCAGAGATCCTGCACCTGCAAGAGCGAGTTCTCTAGCCCGTTCTTCACAATCTGCTTACGGCGCGTTGTCAGATCAAGGGCGCAAATTTCTTCATAGATCGCCAAGCGAACGCGAGCCTGAATAGCCTTGACCATCTGCTCAACTGCTTCTTGACCTTCTGGAGTATCAAGCACAAGTTTTGTGCCGTCAATTTTCCAATGATTTTCCTTGCACAATAACTTAGCCATTTAGAGCCTCCTCAATAAAGAATACAAGTTGTAAGAAAGCACATCCTATTAGAGGTATGCCAATAAAAAGAAAAGCAATCATTTATGCCACCAACAAACTATTGGCAACCATCTTTTTTTGAGCAAGCCAATCTTTTCTTTCTTTCGGGCATCGGGCTTTGATTGCGCCATTCTTTCCACGAACTTTGACTCCCTTTAAGTGAAAGGCTGCCTGTAAAGTCAAAGCATCTTCTCGACCCATTACATTTCGCACTAAGTCCAATAAGCAAGTTGCAAAGTATGAATCATGTGATAAATATGCTCCGCTAATGTGATGGGCAATTTCGTGAAGAATTATAAATTCGTTTCTTGCCCATTTGGGAAGACAAATTACCCATTGCCCATTTCGATAAGTAGCGCAAGCACTTCTTCTACCTCTACCATCTAAAACTACAATATCTTTTAAGGTTGAATAATTGCGTTGCACATAACTACGAGCCATAACTTTATTTATGAATTGCTGACATTCTTTAATTGTCATATCTTGAGAATTTTTAGTAAATGCCAATTCTTCTGCGGCATACAATTTTCCCGCTTGATCGCGTGTTTCTTTTTTCATTACTGCCTCCAGTTTTGTATCAAGTTGCCGTTCAACTTGATAAGACAATTCTACTCTCATATCTTACAAATGGAAATACCCACAAGTGAACTTTAGGTAAATAACTTATAACAAATTGTTATAATCGAACAAATGTTCGATTACAAGCAGTCAAACTCGTCTGAGATCTCAATATCCACGCCCGGCGTATCCGAGTATTCCTTGCTGGCGGTCATGCGAATTACCTGAGAATCATCTTGGAAGGCTGCCCCGCTGAGGCCATCGTTCACGGCTCGCGCCAGTTTATCCACATCTGGCATTACGGTTGGGTATTCACGCTTGACCGTTTTAGGGCGCTTCAAGCGAAAAACCATAGTAATAATTATAGGGCTTTCAATGGGCTTGCAACCTGCTGCCTTCGCCGCGTTCGCAATGAGAGCGCGCCATGTTGCAAGTTCGGTAGCGCGGGAATGAATCATTCTGCCGCCCCCGATATGTTTCATGCTCCCTTGCGGTACGGGTTGCGTACCAT